GGGAGTTCAACCGCGCCCTGTACCGCACCTCCCTAGGACCTGACATTCGGCAGATTGAAGAGCGTATCACTGAGTTTGTGCTGCCAATGCTGGATGCGCCAGATAACCATTTTGTGAAACTCAACGTGGAATCCATGTTGCGCGGTTCGTTCGAGGAGCAGGCCAGAGTCATCTCTGCGTCTGTTGGTGGCCCGTGGATGACCCGCAATGAAGCTCGAGCACTCCACGACATGCCATCTATCGATGGCGGCGATGAACTCATTACACCGCTGAATGTGACTGAAGGTGGCCAGTCATCTCCAGTTGATGGTGGCGAAGGTCGCCCACTGGAGGAATTGGAATCGTGATGTCCGAATACGAGAAAGGGGCAACTGTGCGAACGAAACATATCACAGTTGGGATCAAAGCTGACGATGAGTCGTCGGCTGAGGGTCGTTTCACCGGGTACGCCAGCGTATTCGGCAACAAAGACTCATATGGTGACGTGGTCGTGAAAGGCGCGTTTGCTGAGTCGTTGAAGTCTTATGGCGAGAACGGTGCGGGTATCCCCTGCTACTGGTCGCATCAGATGTCTGACCCGATGATGAACATTGGCCAGACCGTAAAAGCTGTGGAAGATGATCACGGCCTGTTTGTGGAAGTCCAACTGGATCTTGATAACCCGAACGCGGCGTACACGCACAAGCTCATCAAAGAAGGCCGGGTCAATCAGATGTCGTTCGCTTTCGACATTGAGGATTACGCGTTCGCTGAATCCGAAGAGCACGGTGATTATCTCGAGTTGCGCAAGATGCGGCTGCATGAAGTGTCAGTCGTGCAGGTCGGCGCGAACCAGGCCACTGAGCTGCTGGACGTGAAAGACCGTCTATCACGGCTCAAAGCTGGGCGTGCACTGTCTACCAAGAACGAAAATCAGCTACGTGAAGCTCAATCGTTGATCGAAGATGTCCTGTCTTCCATTGAGCAATCAGATGAGAAAGCTGATGACTCTCAAGATTCCGGTGCTGAACCGGTAAACCCTGATCAACCCGATGTTGTTCAGGATCAGGCTAAGTCGGGCGGCCATCCGGACCTTGCCCTGGCCAATATCAACATGATCGCTCTAGAAGGAGATCAATAATGACTACCTACATGGAACAGCGCGATGCCGCGTTGAAGGCTGCCCGTGACCTCGCGGAGAAAGCCAAAGCCGAAGACCGTGAGCTGACACTCGAGGAAGCTGAAGAGATCAACGCCAAGGGCGCTGAGATTGAAGAGCTGAACGAGAAGATCAAAGCCGCGAAGAACGCTAATGATTTGCTTGCTTCGCTGGGTTCACCTAAATCTGCTGATCAGGAGAAAGCCGAAGAAAAATTCCTTGGGTTGACGCTTGGTGATTATGCCACCACGAACCTCAAGGATGCTCTGGCGAACATCAAGGCTCAGCGGCGTGGTATCACCTCGTCTACCGGCCATGAATTCCCACTGTCCGGTGTGAAGGCACCAGGAGACCCGCACCAGGTGTCTACCACTGGTAATGGACTGTTGGAACCCCAGATTGATACGAACATTGTTCGCGTCAACGTTGAGCGTCCAACCATTGCGAACTGGCTGGGTTCCGGTTCGATCACAGCGACTGCTTTGAAGTACTTCGTTGAGAAGGCGTTCGATCCTGCTACTGGCGGGAATTTCAAGTATGTCGGTGAGAACGAGAAGAAACCTGGCATCACTTTCCCTGACTACGATGAAGTGACCGAGTCGCTGAAGAAAGTGGCCGGCTGGATCAAGATCTCTGACGAGATGGCCGAAGACCTGCCATTCCTGGTCTCGGAGATCAACAACCGTCTGCTGTACCAGTTGCTCATGTTCGAAGAGAACGAACTGCTCAACGGCACTGGTGAAGGTACTTCAATTCAGGGGATCTTCAACCGTGAAGGTATCCAGACCGAAGCCTCCGGTGGTGTTGAGGACAACCTGGACTCGCTCTACCGGGCACTGACGAAAGTGCAGCTTGCGACCGGCCTGACTGCTGATGGTGTGGTCATGCACCCACTGGATTACCAAGCGCTGCGCCTGTCGAAAGACGACAACGGCCAGTACCTTGCCGGTGGTCCATTCACTGGATCCTACGGTCAGGGTAACTACACCATGCAGCCGGCGATCTGGGGTCAGACTCCGATCATCACCACGGCTATCCCACAGGGCACAGCTCTAGTGGGGGCCGGTAAACAGGCTGCGACCGTGTACCGCAAGGGCGGTATCCGTGTGGAGACCTCAAACATTGATGGTGAGGACTTCACCCACAACCGGTTCACTGTGCTGGCTGAGATGCGTGAGCTTTTGGCTGTTCGCCAGCCTGCCGCGTTCGTTGAAGTCACCCTGGCTTCTGATGCTGGAGGTGCAGCCTAATGAAGTCCTACATCGTCAACATCGCCGGCGTTGAACTTTCAGTGAAACTCACTGAGAAGACCGCGAAACGTCTCGGCGCGAAACCAGTTGACCAGAAAGCGGTACCGCAGTCGAAGGCTGCGAAGCCGCAGAACAAGTCGAAAACACCTGAAGATAAGTAACCAGGCGGGGGCGATATGACAGTTTTTGGTAATGCTGATCCGGTAGAGGCAGCGACCCAAGCGATCCGTGATTATTGCGGCTGGCATGTCGCCCCAGTTAAAGAAGACACGCTCACCCTGGACGGGACGGGAACGGACACGATCTTGTTACCGTCCCGTCTGGTGGTGGACGTGACCCGTGTGCAAGTTCGTGGTGAAGAGCTTCCTGCGTCCTCGTATGAGTGGTCTACTATTGGTGCTTTACGGCGGCTCAACGGTGTGTGGCCGAACTCGTACCGCAGCATCGAAGTCACCCTGAAACATGGGTTTACTGATATGTCCGTGCTGGCTGACGTTGTGCAGTCCATCTCAGAGCGAGTCAGGTTAGACCCCACTGGGGCGGTATCTACGCAACGTGCCGGCACCCAACAAGTCGGGTTCTTCGCGGGACAAACCGGTGGCGGCCTGTTGGAGTCAGAAAAAGACCGACTCTCCCCGTACAAACTGAATTGGGGGCCGTAATGCTACCGATTCGTCATGGTGAGACCGTCCAGCATGTCCGTTGGGTAAGAGACGACCGGAACGCTCACGGCAGGCTTACACCAGTGTTCGCAGACCCCCAGGATATTGAAAACACTGGGGTTGATGTTCCTCAAGCAACTGAGCCACGAGACGGCACCAGTAACCGTCAAATTGTGGACCTGGTGCTATTCCTCCCTGCCGGCACAAGAGTCAATAGCCGGGATCAGTTCATCGTCCGTGGCGACACGTACGAGGTTGAAGGTGAAGCGCCTGCGTTGTCGAACTTCTTCACTGGCACGCCGTTTCTTACCGAAGTGAAAGTAAAGAAGGTGACCGGGTAATGGCGAAAAAAGGTTTGAAGTGGAACAAGGGCGCGATGGAGAAACTGAGAAACGACCCACGTGCCACCGAATTCCTGCTGAAGAAAGCTGCTGAGATTCAGAAAACAGCAGGGGGCGAAGACATGGGATACGTCGTCACTGACCTAGTGTTGGAAGATCCCCGCTCTGCTGTTTCTGTTCAGGCGCGAGGCCACGCACACTTCCACAACCGCAAACATCACTCACTTTTACGTGCACTGTCTCAAGCTCAGGAGTGATACCTGATGGTTGAGATTATTCGTCTGCAAGACCCGGTTGCTCGAGCTGTCGAGTATCTGGGTCTTTTCATTCCCCCAGAAAGTGGCCCGTTCTTAGATGTCCCGCATGACTGGAAGTGGGGGCCTCTACTCGTAACAGTCGCCGATGTTGGCGGAGATGGGCCACGTGACGTTGTGCTCGATGATGCGCGACTCATGGTCGAAGTGTCGCACCGCGACTCGGTGAAAGCGTCTGCGTGGTGCCGCACGATTCACGGCCTGTTGAGGGCTTGGCGGGAAAACACGGCCGATAAAACCGTCACATTCTTGCGCACTGTCCAGCGGCCTACGTATTCCCCGGATGACGAGACCAGGACTCCGGCGTATTCCACGATTGTGGATCTTAGTTTTCGTGCTGATCGGCACGATGTACCAAAAATATCTGATTCCTAGAAAGGACCAGACTCATGACTACTGGCATTGATGCTATTCGTACAGGCGCGCCGGTCACAGCAACCGGTGGCGTACTGTTCGGGGATGTTGGCACTGACCTACCCACTGACGCGACTACAGCTCCCGGATCCTCGTTTATCAAGGGCGGGTTTGTTGGTGAAGACGGCGTTACCCGTACTACTGACGTGTCGGATGAAAAGATCCGCGCATGGGGCGGCGACACGGTCAAGATCGTGCGCACTGAGCACTCTCTGACTTACACGCTGCAATTCCTCGAATCAGCAAATGCTGACGTTTTGAAGCTTGTTCATGGTGAAGAAAACGTCGACGTTGACGCTGAGAATCAGACGATTACCGTACGTCACACGTCTCAGATTCCGCCACGGAAAGCGTTCGTTCTGGACATGTTTGATGCAGGTAAAGCGCTTCGTGAGGTCATCCCGAATGGTCAGCTCACAACCTCCGGTGACGTGTCCTTCGTGCACTCTGACGTGATCCGTTACGAAGTCACTATCGAAGCGTTCCCAGAAGAAGACGTCGAAATTCCGGCAGGCTCGGGACAGAAACCACCGAAAGCGTACTCCTACATGGAAGGCGACGACTCGGGAAACTAGATCCCTCACCAGACCCAGAACCGGAAGAACCGGCCTCTGGTGAGGAAACCCTGAGCGAACCACTAGAAGACTCTGGCGAACCTTCTGGTGAATAACTCTTAGAACGCCTGCCAGGCCAGCGTGACTCCACTGGTCTGGCAGGTTCGCCACCCAATAACCGGAGTCGTTTTCTGTTTAAGGAGTCGAGAATTATGGCAGCACCATCAAAGAAAAAGAAGATCGTCCGCAAGAACAAAGACAAGAAACACTACACATGGGTGTCGTTCGAAGTGGACATGTTCGAAGGTGAATTCGTCCTCCCAGACCTAAAACACCTTCCACTGAAAGTCATGTCATCTCTAAACCGTGGCAACGTTTCGCCACTAGTTGACTGGATGAAAGAAGCAAAAGTCGAAGACGATGTGATCGACGCCGTCTGGGACCTAGAACAAGGCGAGGTTGAAGAGTTCACCAAAGCGTGGGGTGACGGGTCACTCGTGACTCTCCCAAAATCCAAGGACTGATCAGCCTTTACGAACAATACCCGGCAGCAATGGAGGCCACTCTCATTGAGCGTGGCCTCCGCTGGGAAGATGTAGGCACTGATCAGCTGAACTGGCGAGATGTAGATTCCATTGTTGACACGTTGAAGGCCGATAGCCCGTTATTCCGGGCGATGCACCCTAAAGATTGGTATTGGTACGACCCGTTCTTTGAGGTGCTTGCAGGGATCTACGATGCGGTGCATTATCGGGCCGCAACTGGTGACGTGCGGCCTGGTGTCAAAAAACGTGATGTGCCGAAGCCTCTGGTGAGGCCGTGGCAAAAAGTCAAAGAAGAAGAAAAACTTGTTGGCGACAAAATGCCATTAGACGAGATGCGTCAAGCACTCGGCTGGTAGTTGCCACGTCGTAGAAAGCCACTCCGTTCTGGGGTGGCTTTTTTGATGCCTGGAGGTGGTCATGGCTGCTGTTGAGCTCGCGACTGGATATGTGACTCTCACGGTTGAAACCAGCCACCTTGGCAAACAAGTCGGCCAGATGTTTAACGGCGTGGAAGTCACCGCGTCACGGTCTGGCCGACGCATGGGCGAATCGATGGCGAAAGCCTTCGAACAGTCCAAGCCCGATATTGAGTCTCTTGAAGCTGAGGTCAAGCGAACTCAGGACAAGGTTATCCAGCATAAAGAGCGCGGCAGTCGGAAGATTGAGGACGCTGACCGGAAGGTTGAGATCGCGCAGGCTCGTGTCAACGAGATGCTGGTCAAATACGGCGATGAGTCGTCTCAG